GGTGGCATTATTGGAGTCGGGGATACCATCTTCGTTGACTCCGAGCGCATGATCGTCTCTGATTCTGCGTACGTGACAACTGGGCAGACGCAGCAGGGCGGAGGCGCTGGAAGCGCAAGTCCTTCTGACAACCAGCTGGCAGTGACAACTGGGAGCGCCTTCGGGGTTGGCGAGGTTCTGCTTCTTGATGCGGAGTGGATGAAGGTCCTCGCGGTTACCGGGAACACCCTCCTTGTGAAGAGGGGTTGGAGCGGCTCCGTGCTGTCCTCTCACGCCGGGGCGACGATCCTCTCGGCCCGGCTACTAACCGTCGTCCGCGCGGCGCTAGGGACGAGCGGGGCCACGCATACGAATGGTACAGTCGTTAGCCTTCTAACGATCCCGGGGCTAGTCAAGGAACTTGCTGTTGCCGAGGCGCTTGTTGGGATTACGCAAGAACCAGCGGCCTACTCTGGCGCAAGTGATGTAAGTACTACAAGGGGAGGCGGCCAGGTTGTAGAGCCTTCGGCTGGCGCAGGCCTGCCGGATCTTCGTGGAAGGTGTGAAAGGCAATTCGGCAGGGTCGCAAGGACCAGGGTGGTTTAGTTGACGAATATCGTATACGTGATGGACACCAGAGGGCCTTTGTTCGATGGCCGTGCTGAATCCATCTTGGGCCGGTACTCGTCTCATCTTGCGGATTTCATCTCTGAAAGGGCCGTGACTGACATCAGGGCTTACCTTCCCACGCAGTATATGTACCTAGGACACCACGGCGGTGACCCTAGGCATAATCCTGTTCCTGCCGATGCTGGGCGTCTGGCGGCTAGTGTGCTGGCAGAGAGACAGACGGCAAATGAGTACCTGGTACGCGGGGACCTAGTTACCTACGGGGCCTGGATCGAAGGCACGTCTCTGATGAACGAGGTTATCTGGCCGGGCCGGTTGCGCCGTGGGCTGTCGGGGAGGTTCCCTGGCTACCACACGTTCCGGATAATTGCCCAGGAGCTGAATGCTGAGGCCGTGGTAATAGCGGAGCAGGAACTTATACCTTACCTGGGGGAGCTAAATGCGTAAGTGGGTGATTCTTGCAGCTGTCCTTGGGTTCTTTGTGGCCTTCGGGTTCTGGTGGGATGTAGGTCAGGGACAGACCTGGCTAGCGGTCCATACCGGAACTGATTATTGCAATGTCCCGCAGAAAATTCTCCCTGCTTGTCGTTACTACAATTTCCATTCTGGGTTCGGAAGTTATTTCCCCTGGGTCTTTTTCTCCATGGGCGGCATCTTTGCGTTCGTTGCCATTCAGTTTAGGCACACGAACTGCCATGCTCCTGGCTGCTGGCGCGTAGGCCGTTACCAGCTAGCTGGGGGCGAATACAAGGTGTGTTCTAGGCATCATCCGGCTACCGAAGGGAAAGAGCAGCCAAGCCTGGAACACATACATCTTATTCATAGGAAGCACAAGGAGAGGAATGCTGGCAATGGATAGCGAAGAGATCTCTTTTATCCAGCCCGAGGCGGGTGTGAACAAATGCTTGCCGTGCCTTTCGGAGTATCTTGAGCAGCGTAAGAGGATGCCAGATTCTCCTAGGCTGATCGTGAATGATGCGATCACCTGGGCACCCAGCTGGCAGATGCAGACAATTCAGGGGCAGTTGATATTTGCCTGCGTTGCTGTCCCCGTCTGCCACGAGCATCTCGAGACAAAGGAGAAGTCTGCACAAGAAAGGGCAGTAGAAGGCGGAATCCTCCTAGGAGGGCAGGGATAACATGAGCGCCCAGTTCAATGACGCGGCTATCAATGCCGTTCTTGACAAGCTGACTGGCTACGCCATGGCATCTGGGCGCTTCGACGCGGTGAACCAGCACGAGCCAAAGAATTCCCCGGGGACCGGGATTACCTTTGCAGTATGGGTGCAAAGGATCAGGCCTGCTCCCCGGGGATCGGGCCTAGCCGCTACCACTGGTGTGGCACTGTTCAACGGAAGAGTGTACCAGAACTTCAGAAGTCAGCCATTCGACGCCATTGACCCCAAGGTCATGGCAGCGGTGACTGACTATATGGGTTCACTTAGCGGGGACTTCCTCCTGGGGAATGTAGGAGGGGTAAGGAATGTTGACCTCCTAGGACAGACAGGGCAGGCCCTAGATGCCCAGGCAGGCTATATAGAGATAGACAAGACAGTCTTCAGGGTCATGACGATCCAGATCCCGGTAATCATCAACGACATGTTTGTGCAGGTGGCGTAATGGCAAAGCAATCCGGACTCGGAGACAACTTCTACGTTGCAGGTTATGACCTGTCCGGCGACGTCGCCTCGCTGGACCAGATCACAACCCCCTGGGACGTCATTGACTTCACGACAGTCAAGGACTTCGCGCACGAGCGTGCCCTGACGCTTCGTACTGGCGACATGCAGTTCACTACGTTCTACGACCAGGTAGGAACGGGCACCGTGGCCCCGGCCGTCCCGGCTACAACCGTCCCTGTCGTAAGCACGTACAACTGGTTCGTTCTGGTGTCCATCGTCGGCGGAACAATGTCCAACGTCGTGATCAACGGGGTGTCGGTAGGTAGCGGCGCGGGCATTTATGTCCTACCGCCATTCGGAACTATCACCCTGACGTACACGGTGGCCCCAACCTGGACCTGGTCTGCTCTGGGTGCTGAACATCAGGCCCTTTCCACCCTTCCGCGTACTGACACAATCGCTACCTACTTCCGCGGGACAGCAATTGGCGGCCCGGCTGCCTCCCTGAACTGTAAGCAGATCAACTACGACTGGACCCGTGACAACACTGCCAACCTCACCGGCAAGATCGAGATGCAGGGGAACAATTTCGGTCTTGAATGGGGCAAGCAGCTGACCAACGGTATCCGTGGCGATACGGCAGCCACCAACGGGGCAAGCGTGAACGATGGAGGCGCCACGGCATTTGGCGCGCAAGCTTACCTGCAGCTTATCTCGTTCTCAGGAACAAGCGTGGACGTAATTGTACAGGACAGCGCAGACAATGCCAGTTTCGCGAATGTCGCCGGACTTGACTTTGGGGCCCAGACTGCTGCTCCGTTCGTTTCCAGGCTGGCTATCTCCAACACTTCCACTCTTCGGCAGTACGTCAGGGTCATTACCACTGGGACGTTTACCTACGCGCGGTTCCTAGTTATGTATGTTCGCAACCCAATCGCTGGTGTCAGCTTCTAGGAGGAGGCATGGTAGACATTCGCGGGGCCATATGGCTCCCAGAGCATATGCAGCGTGGGAGCATGCTTGATCTACCGCACCCGCAGACAGGCAAGCCGCAGCAGTACGAGACGTTCGCCCTGCTAAGGAACAGGAACAAGCACTTCAGGGAGGCCACCTGCGAGGAGGCCAGGTGCGAGGCATTTCTTAATGGCTTCGTGCTCAGTATTGACACAAGTACGCCGATGGGCCAGAAGAGGTGGCACTACGTTACCCACGACAAGTCACGCAGTTACACCTATCAGCGCGTAGGGCCTACCTTGTACAAGTTTGTCTACGGGCCGGGCAACGATGGCTTCGCGCACAAGCACCTGCTGCCTACGTCTATGCCGCCCAAGGCAGTCGTAATGCCAGGAGATTGGAGGATGCAGACAGGAGAGGCTAGGGTTCACACCCGTCTGGAGGACTGGGTGGATCAAAACATGGAACACAAGGACAGAATCGCTACCATCCGCCAGAGAGGGTGAACAATGGCTAAGACTACCGGTCTTGGTGAGGTAATCAAGGTTGCTGATGCCGCGAGCGCCGTTCAGACAATCACGAACGACATCACCAACTGGGCCGAGACCACACCGCGCGCTACCCAGGACGTCACCGGCGTCGACAAGTTTGCGCATGAGATGCTGCTTCTGCTTGCCGACTATACGGTGACGCTGAACGGGGTGTTCAATACGGCTGCGAACTTCTCGCACGCGGTATTCAGCACTATCTCGTCCACCAGCGTTGTACGTTCGGTGGAGCTGGACCCGATCGGGACAACCTCCGGGTTCCCGAAGCTCACGGTCAACTGCATTCTTACCGACTATCAGCTGACGCGTGCAGCTACCGGCGAGCTTACCTGGCAGGTGCCGGGGCAGCTGGCTGATGGGACAAGCCCGACATGGGGAGTCAACTAACCTTCTACCAAGTCGTCGTCCTGGCGGTCACTGCTCTTGCCTGGACCGCCAGGGCGGTCGGCGAATTCAGAAAGGAACATGAAGTGGCAAGACTCAAGAAGCCCAAGTTTCACCTTACCTGGCCTGCAGGTTCGGAACTATCGGACGACGAGGTGGAGATCTGGATCGGCTCCCTGACCGTTGATGAGTTCCATGAAGGGCTCAGGCTCGGCGCGCTCGCCAGCAAGAGCGACAAGGTCAGCGACGCCCTGGTTGAGTCTGATCATAGAATGAACGAGTTGTTCGTGGATCGCCTACAGGAGTGGAACCTCACTGACGATGACGATGTTCCTCTTCCTCCGACCATGCAGACTATCAAGGGACTTCCCAACAGGAATATGGCCATCATGGTTCGTGCATGGTTTGAGGCCATGAACAATGTCCCTACGACGTCCTCCAGCAGCTCGAACGGTTCAAGGCTGTCGGAGGAGCAGTCACTAGGACTGGGGACGTCGTAACGCCTCCTTGGGAGTGGATCGAAGCAAGCAACATCCTGGCTATATGTGACCGTTTCCATTGTGTTCCTAGTGTAGCTGCGGAGGAGGACATAACTGTGCTCCAAATGATGGAAATGGAAGCAGTCCTGAAGGGCGGGGAAAATGAACGAGGTTGAGATCCACGTCGTCATTGATGACAGTGACGTTGATCCAGCCCTGGCTGCCCTGAAGCACAAGTTCAGTTCTTGGTCCGCTGGCTTCCAGGCCGTAAACCTCATCAATTTCAACTCAGGACAAGTGGACAGCCAGCTGTCCATGCTCAAGGCAAAGCTGCAGTCACACAGGATAGCTGACCTGCTGGATGTCAACCTGAATCCTGGCCAGATTGACAGTCAGCTCCTGTACCTGCGGCGCAAGATAGAGGCACACAAAATAGGCGACCTTCTTGATATAAACCTGAATGTCGCCCAGGTTGAGTCCCAGATTGCAGCTATCCAGGCGGCTATCAATGGAATTGACGGTACGATTCCTATCACCCTTGACCCAAGGAGTTTGGGCGGGGCGCATGGCGGGATGAATACAGATTGCTGCGACGCTATCGTTAGGGCAATCAATGCCAATGGTGACCTTCTAAGTCACGACTTGTCAGACCTCAGGCAAGTAACTGCTAACGGATTCGATTCCCTGATCAGGAATCTGAACAATAATTTCGACATGCTTAGCCACGACTTGGTTATCCTTAGCGGGCGTGGCGGAGGTGGTGCAGGTCCTCCTGGAGAGATGCGTCCAGGATTCGGGGGAGGAAGGGGAGGATGGGGGTTCTGGGGAGGACTACTGGGGTTCCTTGGCGGTACCACATTCGCGGGCATTGCCGGATGGCATATAGCACTTGACCTACTGCTTGAGACTCTTGTTGCCGTTATCTCGGCCATGGCGGCGTTCGCGGCGGGCGCACTAGCCCTAGCCCCCACCATGCACGATTTGTATACACAGACCCAGTCTGTGAATACTGTCAACTCTGTACTGGGCGATCAGATTCCCACACTTGGCGCTGATTTCAGGAGCATGTCTGAAAGTATCCTTACGGCCGGTAGGGGGATAGAGCTATACGGCGGTGCAATACTTTTGGCCCAGAAGAACACCGGTATGTTCACGTCTGTGGGCAACCGTGTTGTCGGGCTGTTCGATACCTGGATGGCTAAGCTAAACCTTTGGAGCGGCAACACAGGAGTATTCAATAAGCTGCTTAGTGACGGGATAGGATTCCTAAACCAGTTTGCACAGATTGCTGGATACCTGGGAGAGGCCCTCGGGCACATACTAGCGGCTATGCCCGGTATTGCTCACTACCTTATGGACGTCGCGGTAGCTGCCGCCCATGTAGTGGAGTGGATCACAAAAATCCCTACTCCATTGCTTACATTGATAATCGGCCTCCATGGCGTGTACATCTGGGGCCGTGTGGCGGCTGGAGGCCTTCTCCTCCTGGGCAACGCGCTTGGTATCGTGAGTGCGAAGACCTTGACGGCCTACCGTAACATGACCCTCCTCGGGCTTCTGAGGCAGCCGCTAGCTATTCCGGTAATCATGTTTGCGGCCATAGCTGGTTCCCTGGCGTATATGCTGGCAGAGGCGAACCACGCGCAAAAGGCTTTCCAGTCCTTGTTCACGACAATGGAGGTTCACCTAAGTACGCTACCGGCTAACGAGGCTTTTATCCAGCTTGCGCAGGATATCGCTATTGTCCAGGAGAAAATTGATCACCTGACACTTGGCGGGGTTGACAAGATGTTCGGCCCCTCCAACTTCAGCGCAGCTAGCTTCCAGGGTGGGTTCCAGAAGATTGGTTTTGCAATCGAGTCTGCATGGGGCCACATGGTCAACGCGATTACTGCTCCGGGGCATGGTGGCGACCCAGTCAAGGTGCTGTCTGATCTTGGAGACGCATTCAAGTCTCTCGTAACTAGTGGCGGTGCTGACTCGACAGCTTTCGCGAGAGACCTAGCTGGCGCTAATGCGGAAATTAACAAGTTCGTCGGCAGTGGCCGTAATATGCTGGCAGAGGTTGGTAAACTCCAGCTAATGGGATTCACCTTTACCCAGGCATTCGGTATCATGGACCTGGCTGGCGTCAAGTGGAATGACACGGCCACCATAATGGCCGAGAAAGTGAAGATGCTTCTAGCAGGGTACGCTGCCCTTTCCATCCAGGGCGGTATCCTGGCCAACAGCGTTAACGCAGTCAACTTCGCATCCCTTCAGCAACAGTCGAAGGTATCGCAGCTTACCGGTGCATGGTCTGCATTCTTTACGACCTTGTCCGGTGGTGAGACTGGGTTCGTAACCTTTGCGCAGTCAATTCTTACTTTGGACAAGGCAGTTGTGCAGGTTCACGGGCATATGATGAACCTAGGCGGGGCTAGCCTAACGGCCAGGCAGGACTTCCTTACGGCCGCGCAGGCTGCACAAACGGAACTGAATAACCTGACTATGATGGCCTCGGCGGCCGGGCTAGGTGCCAAGGGCACCCAGGACCTAAGTCAGGCTACCAAGGACATGGTTGCTAGGCTTCTACCGGCAGCTCAGCACAGCCATGCCTTGACAGCCATTTTGTACGGCCTAGCGCAGCAGGGTGGATATAGGGCTGCCGACAGCTTCAAGTCCCTAAGTCGCTGGGCTGATAACGTCAAGCATCCCCTTAAGAACCTGGATGACATAACGGCACAGCTTACCGTGGGCATGGGCAACCTGACGACTGATGTCAAGAACCTCTCTACTGCCCTTGGACAGGATCTGACAAAGGCTGCCTCCGAAGCCATATTTATGGCCAGTGGCGGGCAGAAGATATTCAACTCTGTGGCAGAGAGCCTATACCACAATGGCACTAATTCTAAGATTTTCCATGACTCGCTAGTGCCCCTCGCTGCACAGCTCCTCATTACCACAGGTAGTGCATCAAAGGCCCACGATCAGTTTGACGCTTTCTTGATAATGATGGGGCTTAACAAGAGGCAGGCTGACTCTCTTTGGCAAAGTGTTGAGAGACTCGGTGCTGCCATGGCCAACTTGAAGAGTAAGGCCATAAGCCTGACTGAGAAGGGCCTTGGCACATTTAGCATCCAGCAGGTCAGTAGTCTCAGCAAGCCGGGCGGTAAGCTGTCTGGGCCAGGCGGGGTAGCTGCTGGCGGACTTATCCGGCATGGCACGACCGGCACAGCTGATGATGTTCTCCTTTGGGGTTCCAAGGGAGAGTACATGATGAAGCAAAAGGCCGTGAAGAAGTACGGCACTAACTTTATGGACATGGTCAACGCTGGCCAGTTCGCGTCTGGCGGATACGTTGGCAATGTTGCTGGACTGGTTCCGTTTACAAACCGTTTCGTTTCGTCGTTCCAGACGGCTGAGACGGACGCCATGAAGTCTGCTATGAGTTCTGCTTTGCATGCAGCTATCAATCAGGCTTTGGCGCAGGCAAGGGCGGCAGCCAGCTTCGGTGGCCATGGTGTCAGCCCGCATGGCTCCTTGCAGACTTATGCCAGGAACCTTGTTGCGGCTATGTGGGGCCTTGGGCAATGGCCTGCCTTCGCGGACATTGTCGCACGTGAATCTGGATGGAATGTTTTCGCCACGAACCCGAGCAGCGGCGCGTATGGGATACCGCAGGCCCTTCCTGGTTCTAAGATGGCTAGCGCGGGCGCTGACTGGAGAACTAATGGGTTCACCCAGCTACGCTGGATGGTCGGATACATTCGAAGCCGCTGGGGTACTCCCGGCAACGCGGATGCGAATGAAGTAGCGCACCACTGGTATGGCAAGGGTCTTGACGGCATAGTTAGGAAGAGGACCCTTATAGGGGTCGGTGATATGGGCCCAGAAAGGGTCAAGGTGACACCGGTAGGCAAGGAGTCTACCGGCCCAACTCAGCTGGAGGTGATTCCGGGTGGAAGCGGAATCTTCGAGCAGTTCATGGCCGAGTTCCTCAAGAAGTTCGTCAGAATCAGGGGAGGCGGAGACCCCCAGTCAGCCTTCAGAGGATACCGCTGAGGATCCCACGAAAATTACCGTCGAGTGCAACGGCAGCATAAGGCTGCCGAGATTGGGGTTCAGCAATGTTCCTCCTGAATGACCTCAGGGTATATGACTGGGCAGCCGTAGAGATCATCCGGGCTTCCCGTAATACTAGGTTCGCTGGCCTTACCGGCAAGCA